CCGCTCTGACCAGCACTTATGCAAATGAACTTGACATCGATGGTACGCTAACGGCGCAGAGCCTCTCAAAGGCTCACCGCGAGCCCTTCAAGGGCGTAGCTCGCGGGGTGCTAGTAGCTATTGGGATAGCTCTATGCATAATGCCTGATGCAGGTGGATCTAAACCAGTGCAATATGTAACACACAAAGAATATGCATTACATCTATTAGGCTATAACTATAAAGAGTTTAAATGCTTAGACAAGCTCTATACAAAAGAATCTAATTGGAGACCAGAAGCTCGTAATGGATCACACTATGGTATTCCTCAAGGGCGCAGTAAGTACCTTGCACGTGTAGATGGATATAAGCAGGTAGTATGGGGCTTGAACTATATAGGTCATAGATATGGTGAGCCTTGCATAGCCTTAGATCATTGGAGTAAATACGGATGGCATTAGACCCAAGAGATAGCAGGAAGTGGCGAGCCTTAAGGCTTCGCATCCTAGCTAGAGATGGGCATGTGTGTGGCTACTGTGGACAGGATGCCACCACAGTGGATCACATCCTTCCAATCCGTAAGCATCCAGATCAGGCAATGAATCCAGAAAACTTAATCAGTGCATGTCGTGAGTGTAATAGCAAGAAAGGATCGCGCTCACAGGGGGTTTTTTTAGCACAGACGTTCACCCCCCCTGTCTTTATCGACTATATCTCCCCGATGCAGTCCGAACCGATGCTGGACAGTCCTTTTAAGACCCGACCTGATCCGAGTCAATGACAACTAAGCCCAGAAAGCCCAAAGCCCTACGAGGGGCAACCAAGCCAAGGCTTCACAGCCCACTTCTTAAGGGTCAAAACAAGCTGCAAGATGTCAAAGACCTGTGCGAGATTGTAAAGATTCCGCTAATGCCTTGGCAGGAGTTTGTGCTTAAAGATATGCTCACTGTGGACAAAAAAGGCAACTGGGTTCGCAAGACAAACCTCATTCTCGTGGCTCGGCAGAATGGCAAGACTCACCTGGCTAGAATGTTAATCCTTGCTCACTTAATCAAGTGGAATACCAACGTCCTAATCATGTCCTCGAACAGAAGCATGGCACTGGATACCTTCCGGCAGATCACTACCCTATTGGAGACAAATGACCACCTCAAAGGATTCGTTAAACAGATCAGACATGCCAACGGAACGGAGTCTATTGAGATGCTCTCTGGAGCGCGCCTCGATGTCGTTGCAGCTACTCGAGACGGATCTCGTGGAAGAAGTGTCAATGGGCTCCTTTACATTGATGAGATCCGCGAGATTACAGAAGATGGATTCCGAGCAGCTACTCCTACTACTAGAGCTCACCCAAATAGTCAGACACTTCTTACCTCGAATGCAGGAGATGCATTCTCAACTGTTCTCAACGACCTCAGGGAAAGAGCTATAGATTATCCTCCTAAGTCCTTTGGATTCTATGAGTATTCTGCGCCACAATATTGCAAGATAAATGATCGGCAAGCATGGGCTTTGGCTAACCCTTCTCTGGGATACACAATTACCGAGGAAGCGATTGAGGAGGCGATTGCTACATCGCCTATTGAGAATACTCGTACCGAGACTCTTTGCCAGTGGATAGATTCACTCAGCAGTCCTTGGCCGCATGGCATTCTTGAGGACACATCCGATAGCACGCTAGAAATGGCTGTGGGGGCTTATACTGTATTCGGTTTCGATGTCAGTCCTTCACGCAGGAACGGATCATTGGTCGCAGGACAGATACTCCCAGATGGGAGGATTGGCATCGGGATCTTGGAGACTTACAGCTCACAGGTTGCCATAGATGAACTCAAAATGGCAGCAAGTATAAAGGCTTGGTGCGACATTTATAAGCCTCGCCTAGTCTGCTTTGACAAATACGCCACTCAGACTATTGCAGATCGCCTTGCTAATGCTGGCGTTATAACCGAGGATGTCTCAGGGCAGCAATTCTATAAAGCCTGTGGCGATCTATTAGAAGGCTTGGTCAATCATCGCGTTGTCCACAATGGACAAGCTGAACTGATTCAGCAGATGAATAACTGCGCAGCAAAGGTTAATGACTCAGCGTGGCGTATCATAAAGCGTAAATCAGCAGGCGATATTAGCGCCAGTATTGGATTAGCAATGTGCGTGAGTAAGTTAATGATCCCTCAGCCTAAGCCACAGATATATACTTAGACACGCCCTATCACATTGTCTATTATCTTGACAAGTGCTATTATTTATGTCTATGGGTAGATTATTGCAGGCATTCGGTCTTGAGTCTAAGCCTTTACTAGAGGCTCAAGCAGCACCTCAAGTCCTTGGTGAGTATTCACCTTATGCAATGCCTTTCCAATATGCATTCGTAAGCAGAGAAGATGCTCTTAGCGTTCCTGCATTACAAAGATGCCGCAATCTTTTGTCTGGCACTATCGGAGCAATTCCTTTAGAGCTTTACAAGAAATCTACTAATGAAGAACTTGGCTCACCTGCATGGTTAGAGCAACCTACTTATTCACAGCCACGATCTGTAACTATTGCATACACAGTTGAATCGTTACTCCTATACGGCCAGTCTTTCTGGAAAGTGGTTGAGGTCTATCAGGAAGATGGACGTCCTTCTCGCTTTGAGTGGATCGCTAATAACCGAGTAACTATCACACTAGATAGCACTAACACTTTTGTTAAGTCTTATGCAGTCGATGGCATGACTTTACCAATGGACGGACTTGGATCTCTTGTAACTTTCCAATCTTTGCTTCCTGGAATCTTAAACACAGGTATACAAACAATTCGCGCTGCTATTGACGTGCAGAAAGCAGCTACTATCGCAGCAGCTACTCCAATGGCTACTGGTTATATTAAGAATACCGGTGCTGATCTAGATCCTAAGGAAGTCCAAGGACTATTAGCATCATGGAAGAACGCTCGCAACAATCGCAGCACTGCTTATCTAACATCTACTCTTGAATACAACCCAGTGTCATTTTCTCCTAAGGAAATGATGTATAACGAGGCTATTCAAAATCTTGCCACTGAGATCTCACGTCTATGCAACGTACCTGCTTACTATGTATCAGCAGAGATGAATAACTCAATGACTTATGCCAACGTTCAAGATGAGCGTAAGCAATTCTTATCACTATCTTTGCAACCATTCATTAGCGCGATTGAAGATCGTCTGTCAATGGATGACATCACTGCTCGTGGAAATATTGTCAAGTTTGACATTGACAAGAATTTCCTCCGCACTGATCCACTTGCTGAACTAGCAGTAATCGAAAAACTTCTATCCCTAAACCTAATCACACAGGAACAGGCTATGGAGATGACTGATCTAACACCTAACGGAAGCCAAGGTCTAGAATGAACCAAGTAATTACCTTCTCAGCTGATCTAACAGCAGACTCAGCAAGTCGCACAGTATCAGGCAAGATTGTGCCTCTTAACGTTGAAGCAGGATCGACAAACATGGGCAAGGTTATCTTTGCTTCTGGATCTATCGCTATTGAAGATCCTAAGTCAATCAAACTGCTAAGCCAGCATGACACTAAAAAGCCTTTAGGTCGCATGGTCTCTTTCAGTGAATCAGATAACTCAATAGATGCAGTCTTCTCTGTAAGCCGCTCACAGCGCGGCACAGAAGCACTTATTTTGGCAGAAGAAGGATTGCAGTCCGGTCTTAGCATCGGCGCAGAAGTCCTTAAGTCTACGATCAAGGATGGCGTTACTTATGTATCCGCTGCTCGCTTGGTCGAAGTAAGTTTAGTAACCGAGCCAGCATTTAAGTCTGCTCAAGTTACTGATATTGCAGCAGAAGAATCTGCTGTAGAAGAACCAATCCAACCAACAGAAAGCGAGACAGCCACCGTGGAAAACACCACTCCAGCAGTCGAAGCAACACCAGTTGAAGCACCAGCGGTCGAAGCTGCTCGCCCAACTGTTTCAGCAGCATACTTTACAAAGCCACGTATCGAAGTTACAGCGGCTAAGTATGCAGAAAACACAATCCGTGCAGCACTAGGTGATGAGTCAGCTCGTCAATACCTATTAGCAGCAGATGACACAACAGACAACGCTGGTCTAGTACCAACACGCCAACTATCTGAAATCATCAACCCACTAGGCACCACAATCCGTCCAAGCATTGATGCAATCTCTCGCGGAGTATTGCCAGATGCCGGTATGACATTTGAGATCCCAAAGATCACACAGATGCCAACAGTTGCAGAGACAGCAGAAGGCGCAGCATTCTCAGACACAGATCAGAATGCAGCATTCCTATCAGTATCAGTTAAGAAGTATGCCGGACAACAGACATTCTCTGTTGAATTGCTAGATCGTACTTCTCCAGCATTCTTTGATGAGCTAGTACGCAACATGGCTGCTGCTTACGCAAAGACAACAAACGCAGCAGTAAACGCTGCTCTCATTGCAGGCGCAACAGCAGATGCAACAACAACAGTGACATACCCAACAGCAGCAGAATTGCTAGGAATTGTCGCTCGCGGATCAGCTTCTGTATACGCAGCAACAGCAGGACTACCAAACCCATTTGCTCGCAACATGGTCGTATCAACAGGACAATGGTCTAATATCATGTCTCTAAACGATGCAGGACGTCCAATCTACACAGCATCACAGCCAATGAACGCAGGCGGTCAAGTTGCACCAACATCCCTAACAGGTAACGTTGCAGGACTCAACCTATACGTTGATCCAACAAACGCTGGCGATGGCGATGGCACAATCCTTATCGTGAACCCAGATGCGTACACTTGGTACGAGTCACCAACATACCGCCTACGCGCTGAATCAACAGCAGCAGGACAGGTAACAATCGGTTACTACGGCTTTGGAGCAATCGCTACTAAGGTCGGCGCAGGCGCGTTCAAGAACAACAAGGCGTAAGCCACACTTAAGTCACTCAGGGGAGTAGTAGCCCTCTACTCCCCTGAGTCTTTAGAAAGGACATCATGGCACTTACAACAGTCTCAGAACTCCGTA